CATGTATCAACTGCCATTTTTTGAATTTCTGTTGGTTCGGCATATTGTAATACATGATTAAGCATACAACTATCCATTCCTATTTTATATATAGTGTTTGGATTAAATATAACTTTAGAAAAAGTTTCAAGTTGACTCATTGTTGGTATCAAGTTAAGTTTATCTTTTCCAGATCCCTGTGGTTTGAATAAAAGAAAAATTACAGCATTGAGTTTTTTGAGATTTACTTTGCCTTTCCAAATATCATAACCACTTACCATATCCATTGCCATAGCAAAACTTTCTCTGGTAAAGATCATATGAATATTTGTTTTAATGTTTGCATTCATTAATCGTTCTAAGGCATCATATGTAAAATCCCGATCATAGGCACTTACAGCCACAGCGCCACAAATCTTTGATATTTCGATTTGTTCATCTGTTAGATTACGACCACTTGTTGTATAATTTGGGACTACGCCATTTGATCTTGAATATTCAACAATCTCCTTAAATTGTGGGTGTAAATTAGGATCCCCACGACCCCCCAATGCTACTTGATTGGTGTGATCTTTTACTTGGTCTATGATAGTCTTAAAATTTTCAAACGTCATGTGTGGCTCTTTTGTTGGTCCCTGATAACAAAAAGAGCATGAGTTCAAACAACTACCCATAATCCCCACGTCAATCAATAGAGGTAGTTCGGTTTGAAATGGGTCTGTGCCGTTTTTGCCTTGAAGGACTTCAAGACCGGTTTTGGTGTTGAAGCATACAACGTATTCATCATTTTCAAATTCTTTATCGAACATACCTCCAACGATTTTATTATCTTCCTTAAAAAATCTTTTAAACATAGCTTTCCTTTCAAAGAGGTTTCATAACATCCTCAGGTTCTTTATCAACATCAATTGTCTCATTTTCAATAACCTGTGTTTCTGCTCTCATAACTTCAGTTGGCGCTTCTTCATCTTCATTTGATTTTTTATCTGATTCATTGGCAACGTTGGTATTTGCTTCTTTTTGAGATTCAGATATTTCTTTGAACTCATTAATAATTTCATCTTTAGCTTTTGAAAGCTCCTCCTTTACACTTTTAAGTGACTCCGATGTAGCAATTTCTTTTTTAATTCTTTTCACCGCAGAATCGATTGAATTTGGTTTATCTTCTTTGATTGTTTCAACGACTGCTGGAGTTTCTTGATCGACTGACTCCATTGTTTTTGTTTCATCGTCATCGTCGAAAAAAAGGTTATAACCAATAATACACATAATAATAAATGGCCAACTAAAAATAAAACTTGATTTGTTGCTATCTGACATTCACATCTCCTTTCGAAAAATTAATAATAGTTGTTATTAGTAATTTATATATATAGAGTTTTTTAACTAATACACCATAATAATTAGAACAAAATATAAATCTCATACTATCGGTATTAATATGAATCTAGAAGATATATTAGACAATTTTCAGCAAGATGAATCTATGGCTGCAGGTGGTATAACTACAACATCTTCAGGTAATGCATTCGGAATGGATTCATTTCCAAATACCAAAAAGAAAAAAAAGAAAAATATTTTACGAACAGTATACCCAGAAATGTTAATGCTCTTGGATGAAAGAAGAGCAATGATAGATCTCGATCAAACAATTCATAAATATTCAAAGGGTTGGCAAAATGGTGATGTTTATGATGATCCGTTTGATGGTGCAAGAGATGCAATTAATTGGCTTAAGGATAATGGGTATGAAATTGTTATATTTACTACAAGAGCTTCGCCCGGCAATGCAGCGGAAATGGGTGGCGATGAAAAACGACAAATCGCACAAGTTCAAGCATGGTTAAAACATCATGATATTTATTTCGATAAAATTACAGCAGACAAAATAAGTGCTGATTTTTACATCGATGATAAAGCTATACCTATCCATAATGGAAATTGGGACGCTGTATTAAAAGTTATTAAAAAAAGAATGAAGTTCACATCTTAGGAGGATACACTAATGGCAGTAAAAAATTCATTTGCCAATGTACCCAACAATGTTCTTAGCCGTAATTTCGGTGGTACCGTTGCTGGAGTGGCTGACCCATATGTAACAGGTTATCATTTTATCTGGTTTGCAAAATTGCCACCAAGACTACAAGAATTTGTAGATTTAGATAGTAATGCAGTAATTGCTAATTTGCTTTCAGGGGCATGTCTTTCAGTTACACCACCAGGAGGTACTTTGAATAAAGTTGAGTTCACTGGATTGGGTGGAATTAAATGGGCAGTACCAGCTAATGTTGATTATGGAAATTCAGTTTCAGTTAAGTTCTTAGAATTTAATGGAACACCACTTTTGAATATCATGCATGGTTGGGTAAAAATGATTAGAGATTATCGTTCTGGAGTATCTAATCTTGAAGATAAAGATACTTTAGATGGGTATACAAAAAATACATATGCTGGTCTTATGTATTATTGGACAACTGCTCCAGATGCAAAAACTGTTGAATACTATGCAGTTTATGATGGAGTATTTCCAACAAAAGATCCACAAGACTTATTTGCAAGTGATGTGGAAACAGTTGGTAGATTAGATACAGAGATTGAATTTAATGTCGACTATATATGGCATGAAGATTGGGTAAAAGAAAAATGTCAACAATATGCCGATCAAGTATTTAAAGTTAAAGCAGAAGTTATTGAACAATATGGCGATGCAATTCAATCATCTAGTTAATAATTAAAAAAGGAGACAAAATAAAATGTTTATCACAGAAAATCAAAACGTAGGAGATTCAGTATTATTTTTAATGGCTGCACGTACTTCTTTAAGTAATATTATTGAAGCAAAAAAAGAAGATAACAGCAAAGAACTTATTTCATTTATTCAAAATGAAGCATCTGATTATCAAATCATGAACCTTCTTTTACATGGTACACTTCCAGAAGAAAAATATAATGTTACCGCAGAAGCTATTTTATTTAGTGATCTGAAAGAAAGTATGTTAATTAATAAAGACTTTGTTACCGAAATGGTTGGCGAAGATATTTTTGATAATGTTCTAAATGAAGTTGATAGTCTTTACATGACTACTTCAACCCAAAGACCAGTACTTGAGTTTACAGCTCAAACAAATATGGATGTAGCTCTTGCATGTATGATTCAAGAAGTTTCTATGCCTGATCCAACAGGAAGTCAATTCAAACACCCAATGTTAGCTAAATTGAATCTATTAAAAACTCAAGCGGGTAAATTATCTGGCGATGCAAAAACTGCAATAATGAATAAAATTTCTGCATTAAAAGCTAGTCCAGCATATCAAGCAGCATTGAAAAAAGGTGCTGCTGCTGCTAAATCAGTTCAGGGTGCCGCTACTAAAGCTGGTACAGCGATTACTAAATTTTCTGGAACTAAAGCTGGTTTAGCTACTGGTGGTGCAGCTGCTGCTGCTCTCGCAATCTATGCTGGTTATAAAATCTATAAGAGATTTTTCAGTCAAGCTGCTAAAGCATGTGCTGGTAAATCAGGAAAAGAAAAAACAGCATGTATGAATAAATACAAGAAAACTGCTCTTATGAAACAAGCTTCTGCAATACAATCTGGTGTAAGTAAATGTGCAAAATCTAAAGATCCTGCAAAATGTAAAGCTGCTCTTTCTAAGAAAGTTGCTTCTATTAAAGCTAAAGCTGCAAAGATTGCTGCATAAGGTAGAAAGGATAATAAACCTATATAGGGGCGCTAATCACGCCCCTTTATTTCGAAAAATAAATTAGACACGAACCGAAAGGAGTATTAACATGTTTAAAGGATTCGATGTGAAGTTTCCGGAGTATGAAGTTATCACACCACAAACAAAACTTTCATTTACTGTTAGGTCATTGAACGTGAAGGAAGAAGAAAGATTAAAAGGGAGTTTAATGACTCCTACTAAAATTCACGAGCATCTTAACAAATGCATTTATGATTCCCTCGTAGAAAAACCTGAACAGATAACTGATTATGATTCATTTTTAAAAGCAGTGACATTGAAAGATAGAGACGCCTTGCTTTATGGTTTATATCATATATCTTATGAAGAAATAAGAAATTATGATGTTACTTGTGGATCATGTCAAAAAGAATATCCAGTTACTGTTCAAGCCTCATCCACATTCAATTATATGCCATATCCAGGCGACGAAATATTAAAAATAAGGATCCCTGTCGATCTTCCTGCAACTTCAGGTGTGGTTTGTACATTAAAACAACCTACATTATTTGATGAAATGATGGCTATTAAAACACAATCGCCTGCTGTCGATGCTAATATGGATGTTATTACTGAGACATTGATCATTGAAAAATTTCATTATAATCCTGAAGAAGGAGATACTGTTGTTTATAAAGATACGGGTGATATCATTGATGCATATATGTCTTTGCCTGCTAGAGACAAACGAATTATTCATAAAAAATATCGGGACGAATTGGGTCAATATGGCATTGCTTTAAAGATGAGAAGTAGTTGTGCTCATTGTGGTGCAGAAGAAGAAATTGATCTTGATTTAGTTTCAAACTTTTTTCGCATGGTGTTCACATTCTGATTATGTAAATAAGTATAGAGAAACACTCGAATCCAATATATTTGCGTGTATGGAAATGAGTAAAACTCCATATCAGTCTGTGACAGATATGCCAATCAAAAGATTTTATAATTATCTAAAATGGAAAACTGATCTTGAAGAAGATAAAAAGAAAATGGTGGCTGAAGAGATATCTAAAAGAGGATAAAAATGGCTAATTTACTAGATCGTTTCAAAACAGAAGTAATTGGTTCTGAGGATACCCTTTATGACTATCTTTCCGTCATTGCGCCACAGGGGGATTTTAAAAGAATTGACAAACTAAATGTTATATTAAATTCATGGAATAATATTTTATTAACCCCAAGAGGTACATATTTACATGATCCTGAATTTGGAAGTGATTTATATAAATATGTATTTGAACCATCAGATAACATATCGGTTGAAGGCATTAAAAACGAAGTAGCTACTCGTATAGCTATATATGATGATAGAGCCACAATTGATGGCATAGATGTAATTGTTCAATCAAATGGTAAAAGATTTAATGTTATATTATATGTAGACTATGAGGGAGAAAAAGGCACATTAGATGTAAAATTTGATGATGTAACATTTGCTGATTTCTTAACGAGGACTGCGGACTAATGTCAACACAAAAATTTACTAGACTATATGATTATATTCATGAATATCAAAGACTGATATATGATTTTTATAGCAAAGATGTAGTCGCATTTCTAACAACATATTATCATATTGATGCCGAAGAAACCATATGGGAAGATGAACATGTATTTGCTGGTTCATATGATAGAGTTGGTGAGTTTTCAGGAATACGATGGAATCAAATTCTTTTATTGCCTGTATATTATATTGAAGATATTTCTACTGTGTTTGATGGTCAAGATATTGGTTATATTAAAGAAGGCGAAACAAGATTTGTTATTCCAAGTACATATAATTTCACTCCATTACCAAATGATAAAATCAAATTAGAACAATCTTATTTAAGACCTGTAAATGACACATATCCAATATTCAATGTATCCGGAGTTGAAAAATCTGTTAACACTGATAGAACATTTTGGAAATTAAAAGTTGAAGTTGAACAGAGTGTTACTGAAACAGATTTGAATGCACAGGTATTAGATACATATGCTTTTTATGAATATGATAAAACTATTCATGAACTTGAGGACGCAGAGTATTTAACAAAACTTCTAACAAAAAATGAAACTCTTAGAAACAGATGTAAGCAAACTTTATTTGATGCTAACAGCGGTTTCTATTTAGTATAAAGGTATAGATATGACTGATACAGTATCACAAACAGTATATACTTCTAGAGAAGAAAACAGAAATTTAATTATACAAGAATTGAAAAAATATCTAGAATTAGAAAATGTCGATCTTACGAAATCGTCATTCCTATCTTTTATTGTTGAAGCATTAGCAACTCTTACAAGCAATTTAATGTTTTATCAAACTTCAGTATATCGTGAATTCTTTCTTACTAAAGCACAATTGCCTGATTCAATTTACAATTTAGCGGCGTTTTTGGGTTATGAAGCATCGTTGGCAAATTATGCAACCGTTGATGTTTTATTTGAAATGCCACTAGGGTTTGAAGATGCTGTTGCAACATTTACTATACCAGAAGGGTTTCAGGTTAGAGCTAATGATATTACATTTGCTACATATTATGAAACAACAATAACAGTTACTAACAATTCATCTGTAAAAATAACTGCACAAGAAGATACGAAAGTATTTGATATACCTGTCATTGTAGATACAGAAAAATTTTCATTTGCTCTAAATGTTAGACAGTTAACTAGTGAGATTCAAGAATTTCAAGTCGCAAGTGATTTACAAGTATATCAATTTTATAATGTAGATATAAACTTTGATGATAAACTTGCAGGGGTTGTAATTGAGGTTAGAGAACCTAATCAAACTGGTTTTGATTTATATACTGAATATAGCAGTTTGTATTTAATGGACGAGAATACAAAAGGATATGTGCTTAGACGAACTGATGCAGGCGTTAACGCATCGTTTGGTAATGGCATAATTGGATATCAACCACCCGCTGGAAGTACGATTAGAGCAACATTAACACTAACAGAAGGCGAGGATGGTAATGTAATATCAGGTTCGATTCGAACAGGTGATAGAATTTATAATGAAACTGATGCTGGTGTTACAGAGTTAGTAAGTTATACAGTAGTTAATACTATTGGTGCATTAAATGGAACAGATGAAGAAGGAGTTGAAGAGGTAAGGCGTAACTCTATTGCTAATATTTCTGCATTAGAAAGAACCGTTACGGAACAAGATTATATTGATTCTAATATCATTATAGATGATTCTCCTATTGGTCCCAATTCATTGCCAGTATTAAAACGCTCAGATATAAAAACAAATGAGATATCATTATTCGTTACTTTATTATATCAAAATTCAGTTGTACCAACCAGAAATGTTTTTGCAGAATTTACAAGCGATATAGTTCCAAGAAAAACAATTATTGATGTCAATGGAGTTGATTTTTATACTCTTTTCGATATGATAATTGAACCTTTAAATACGGTCGCAGATTATAATTATGTAATGTTTCAAATTGAGCAAACACCTACTTTAATTACAAGTTTTAATTCTGATTATAGTTTGTATGCGGATAATTTAATTGTTTATACATCAGGTACAACAAATGCAACATATGAATTAAAATATAATTCTACAGCAAGCGATCCTGAAACTGTTACCGCAACTATGCATATTTTAGAAACAGGTAATGATTATGTTATGACTAATGATTCATCCTCAAATCAATTTGTATTAACATTTCCAGACTATTCAATTATTGCAGAAGGTGAGCTAACATATTATTTTACATTACAACATCCAACTGAAGGTCTTATTGGTAGATATCAAAATACATTAACTTTAAGACAATCATTAGAAAATTATACACGTTCGAATGTGGTCATTGAGGATTCTACAACATATACTGTATATGATATTCCATGTATTGAAAAAGATTACTATGATAATATAGACCAAAAAGAATTTGAATCAAGTGTGTTGCAGGTATTTCTATCATCATTGACATTCGAAGACTATAAAATGATGACTGATTTTGTAAACATAAAATTCGGAAATACAACTGGGCGTTTACATAATATGCAATTAAATGAAGTTAATACACAACCAGTTATTGATTTTAGATCTGATCCTGGAAATCCATGTAGTTCAACAAGTATACAGTGTACGGTAAACGATAGATATATAGTATTAAATGGTACAGGTGTATTTGAGGGTCATGATGGTGATATTGCCGAATGTACATATGCTAACCCAGATTCTACATCAGTTATTGATGCAACCGCAGTAACTTGGTATTTTACAACACCAAACACTGACGATATTGTATATGTTCAAAATAAAGGTTATAAATATGTTTATGGAGCTGGTGGTTGGGTTCTACCTAACTATATGATTCCATTAGAAATATCTCTAGATGTGTTTCAAACTAAAGAGTATACTGGGTCTATATCGAGTCTTGCAACCGATGTGAGGGAAACCCTTGTCTCTGCGTTTGAAGATCGGTTCGGTATTGAATCAGAAATATATCGTTCTGAAATTATAGATGTTGTTCAGGGCGTAGATGGCGTTGATCATTGTAGATTACTTGCCCCTGGTACTAATATATTCTTTAATTTTGATTTAATTAATCTAACACAAGAACAATTATTAGAGTATGGTCCTGAATATGTTTATTTTGATGCTGACTCTATTGAAGTGAAGATATTTACATAACTATGAAAACATTATTAGAAAATTCAAAAATAAATCCTACACAACTACAACGTACTATGTTGCGGTTGACTTCCTCAGATGTGAATAATTTGTCTCAACCTTGTTATCTTCCACCACACAAAAAAACATATAATCAGCTATTAAACGTTACTGGTTTAAAAGATAAAGATGTAAAAGAATTTATCAAACGAACTTATAAAGGGACAATAGCTCAAAATTTTCTCCCTGTAATACAACCAGATTCTAATTTATTATTATTTATTATGTGGTATGCTCTTAAAAATAATAATAAAACATTATATCATTCAACTATGATTTATAGTTTAATTAGACAATATGGTCATAAATTTAAAAAGTATTTCCCTCAATTTTGTAATTCAGAAACTTTTTCATATGCGTTAGAAACATTGACTAAAACACATTTATTTTCAAGAGAAAAAACAATAGGCAATAGTCTTTTTCATTTAGCAAAGGAAATGGAGAAAAGATATACAAATGATATTAAAACATTTAATGTTTCTGAAATCATTCAATTTATAGCTGGATCTAGACATAGAATAGATCAGAGTTTGAAGAGTTTTGCTGAGCATTATTATAGAGCATGGGAAGAAGGTAATGCGATGAGAATTCAAACTGATATTTCAGATGATGAAGGTAATATTTATCAGCAACAATCACAGGAAAGAGGTAAGAGAGTTATTGATTCAACTGTAAAAAAAATGACTATTTATAGGACTGTTGATAGAAATGCATTAGTTGATGCAATTAAAATTACAAAAACAAAACCTGTGATTGCTGATTTGATATCTAAAGAGTTGATTGGCACAAAATATGCGGATGAGATTCGTTTGATATTACAATTGTTTATAAAAGAAATTACTAATAAGTCTATGTTTTGCGGAAGAAACTTTCAACCATATGTTAAAAAATTGATGGCCGTAAAACGTACAAGGGCTAAGATTTATTTCAAACAACAAATCAATATTTTGCTAATGAAAGTTATGAAAAATATTGGTTATACAAAAACATTCAATTCATATACAACACAACATCAGTATATGATTCTTTCCTTCCTTGCATTTTATCTAACAATGACAATGCGTAATATGGTATGTTAACCACCTAATTTTTTCAATTCAAAATATGTAGTACTTTCTTCTGATGTAACTCTACCACCAAGTGATAAGTCTTCAGCTTCTGCTTGAATTTTTGGACTTGCTGGTTTAGGTATTCTATAACCATCAATATCAAGAAAAGATGGTATTGGAGAATTATACCCTTTTGATCTTAATTCATATAATTTTTCTATATCTGTTCGTGATGTTGTTGAGCCAATAGCATTGTCTCCTACAGATTCACTAATTGAAGAATTATCCTGTTGTCTGTTAGTTACTTTTCTTTCACCTGCCATTGTTTTTGCATATTTTGAAACAGTTGGTCTTTCAGAATTAATGCTTTTTCCTGCTATCATACTACTGTATAAACTACCCACATCTATTCTTATATCTACAATACCTAATCGTTGTTGGAAAGATATTTGTTGTTGATCTCCTCCTTTAACTACGGTAATATTGCTTATAAAACCTGGATTCAAATCAAACAAACCAGGACATTCAATTCTATGAAAAAATGGCCATGTATATGAAGATGCATTTCTTGCTCTTGGTACACCCAATAACATAATTGCAACAATTGGACCGATAATATATTTTTGTGTAGCTTTATCACTTTGTGGATATGGATTATATAATCTAACAGTCATTGAATATGATGGTTGATATGAACTTGTTTTCCATACCATTGGAAAATCTAAACGCCCACCTGCCATAAGAGTATTTACTAAATCTCCACCTCCAGCTAAACCTGTACTGATTTTACTTAATTGCTGTGCAACAGATGAACCCATATCATGAGCAAACCCCAAAGTTTGACCTACAGCTTTAGCACCAACATTTTCAGAAGCTTTCAAATTAGTGGAAGCATTTTTAATTACATCAGTAGCTTTTTCTGCACCAAACATTTGTGATATCGAAGCAGCACCTTCAGATGCAATATCAGTAAATTTTTGTAAGAAGTTTTCTCCATATTCATTTGTAAATGTATCGGTTGGAAAATTATCAGCTAGAAAAGCTAATTGTATTCCATTATCTTTACCACCATTTATAGTATAACCATTATCTTTTAATAATTGTGAATATTCAATCCAAGCTGGAGCTAAGGTAAACAAACTAGATCCCTTTTGAAAACTGGGAAGAGATGGAAAAAATTTAACTACAGGTAGACTTTTTTTCATTTCTAATGTTGTTCGAGGATGTATATTATCCGGAGGATAACCAAATACATCTAATAATCCAATTTGTTTGTTTTGTGGATTTCCTACATTTGTTGGCATATCAATACTCTCCCTTTAACGATAATTTCCTGTAAATACCATTTGATCAAAATAACCAGATGGATCATATAATTTAGATCCTCGACCTCCACCACTCACATTTGCATTAGAAGTCTGTGCTATATTTGTAGTGACTGTATTTACTGAGTTTACTACCGCTTTTGTTCCTTGAATAGATTTCTCACCTAATTCTTTTGATGAATCCATGATTTTTTTGCCGATGTCGTCAGCAATCATCTCACCATTTGCTAGCATTAATTTTGCTTCATTTACGACTATATGACCACTATCAATCATAGCAGCAAATCTATCTTTGACAGCACCTGCTACATTATCTCCTGCATTCATCAAACCAGAGGCCATATTTTTTAGTTTTTCTGGATCAGAAAACTTATTGATTTTATCCCCAGCAGTTGTAGCGATAGTTTCTAATATTGCATTTGCTTGGTTTTCAGTCCAACCAAATTCGGACATATAATATTTTTTAGCTGTTTCAAAAGCTTTTTTAGCTTTAGGTGGCAACCCAGACAAAAATTTGCCTGATGTTCTTAAAGATTTTGTTGCTTTAGCTTTTGCTGTTTCAGCCAATTCTGCTATATTGGTTGTGGCATTTGCTGTTTTATCTTTTATTTTAGATTGTTCTGCTTTATCTGGCGGACCCTTATTGCCTTTAAAAATATTTTTAAAGAAGGAAGATATACCAGCAACTGAACTTATTTTATCTACAATATAATTTTTTATATCTGTGAATATATCACCAATCCATGAGAACATACCTAAAAAACTATCAATTGGTTTCATTAGTGTATCTTTGATTGATTTAATATTAAATTTTTCTGTTGCCCATTTTGTTACCGAATCCCAAATACCCATGATTTTATTTTTTGGCCAATTTAATAACCAAGTAAGATCCTTTTTTAAAGCATCCATATCAAAAACTAGATCAGCAAGCCAATAGAAAGCTCCCCCAATTTTTTTCAGTAACCATTTCGGATAATCCCATAACAATCCAGATATAATTGTTTTTAATGTATCAAGACTAAATAATTCATCTACCCATCGTTTTGCACTTTCCCACATTGCAAGAGGTTTGGCAACAAAAAATTCATGAGCTATGTTTTTGATTTTGGTAAACATATTTTCAATTGCCCCAGTTAATTTAGGAGAAACTAGTTTAGCAAATTTCCATATACTTCGGGGTATTGCAGTTATTGTATCCCAACTATATTTTAAGCTTCTAAGACTAAACTTTTTTATTGCATCCCATGATAAACCATCTTTAAATATATCTATTGAGTCTTTGATGAAGTTCACCGGTAACATGATAACATCAGTGACTACTTTTACAAAAGGTTTTAATTTTTTTCCAATCCAATCTAATGCACCAGCAATTCTTTTGCCACCAACAAAACCTAATACACCACCAACTATAGCTCCAATTCCACCGCCGATAGCTGCTCCAAGTGGACCGAAAAACATACCGATTCCCATGCCCATAGAAGCACCTTTTCCAACTCCTGAGATCGCACCTTCTATACCTTGACCTGTTCCACCAAGTGCTCCGCCGATACCTGCGCCAATTTTACTCGTTTTCCATTGTTCAGCCAACTGTACAGCTTGATAAGCATCATACCCCATCATGCCACCACCCGCTAGCATGCCTGCTGCACCTCCAAGTTTAGCACCGACACCGACACCGCCTTTCATCCATTTACTAAATTTTCCAGCCTTACGAGAAAGACTTCTTTTGGCTCTGCGTTTTTTACTAGTGAAAGAACCTTTACCATCAAACCCTCTACCTCTTAGTACATTACCTAAACCTGTAAGGGCTTGTTTGTTTAAAATTTTTCCAAGTGTTCTATTCCACCAACTAGATAACATTGTTTTAACAAAACCAAAACCAATTAAAAGCCATTGAATCCAGGATTTATTTTTTAATCCTTTTTGAATAGCATTTGAAGTTTCTGTTCTTTGAGATGCCCATTCAAACATCTTTTGTTCTTGTTTTTTCTTCTTTGGAGCTATCTTATCTTCTTTCTTTTGTTTTTTCTTGAAATTTTCTGAAATTGCATGTAAATCTACATAGATAGGATTTCTTTTTATTTTCTTTACTTCTTTTGGACCAAGATCACTTCCTTCAATTGAATGTACATTTCCGTATCTTCCGGTTAAAGATTTACGAGTTAATGCCTTTCCACCTTTTCCTAATAAACTAAGACCAGGTATTTTACCAGCTAATTGCATTGCTCCGCCAGTTAGAAGTCCAACTGCTCTAGCAGTGACGCCAGCAATAGACCACTCACCAGTACCTATACCTTTTAATCTATCAAATTTCTTACCAGTTACTTTAGATGCTGTAGCTCTTGTAGCAATTGCAATTGCTCTCAATAAATTTAGCATATTGTCAAATCGCCACATAGATTCAACATACAACAACCCAATGTTTTGATTTAATGCTTCAAGTGGTTCTTGTTTTCTTGATAAATATCTTGCATGACCACCACGACTCTTAAATATTGCATAAACAGGTTTCCATGTAATTAATTTCATCAACGATGCATATGATTTGGTCAATGCAATAACATTTCTAAACATTGGATGGTTTGATAATAACCTACTCCATACTTCTGGCCACATTTTCATTTCAGCGCCGAATGATTCTCTAATAGCAATTAATTCTCGAAGCTGTCTAACATCAATTGAATTTCTATCTCTTTCTTTTTCTTCTCTTGCTATTCTGAAGAAATCTTTAAATAATCCAGTTTTTCTTTTACCTTCTAATTCATCTTTATGAAGAATCATAGATGATACTGCTTTAGTAGATGCAGCATGTTGTAGTGTTAACCTTGATATAAATTTACCAATATTTTTTGTTGCATCATTACTCTCATCCATTCGAGTTAAAAGCTTTTCAATCGGCATTACTACTTCTGCCGCATGGAGCTTAGCAACACCTTCTTTACCAACAACACCACCCTTAGCCATGTGTGGTATTTTGCCTTTTACATGTTTTGCAAATTGTTCTTGTGTTGGTTTATTCTTTTTTCCATCACGTCTGAAAATACCTGCTAAACTACCAAATGCTTTACCAATGGATTGTTTCATTCTTTCTGCTGCACGTTTGAAAACATCTGTTTCCATAAACTTTGCAACAAAGTAACCATATATAGGAGTTGATCTAGCAAGTGCCATTGCAACAATACTTTGTTTGTTAAAACTAATATCCTGACTAACAGCTTTACCGTAATCGTTAATTGCATCTTTTGTAGCTTTAGCAGTATCAGTGGTTACAGTTCTCACTCCATTTTTTAGAGCATTGACTGTATCACTTAATTTGTCTAGTACATTAACCATTGAACCCTGAATCGCACTGATCTCTTTAGAATTATCAACAGCTTCTTTGGTTTCAGTAATCCGTTGCTTTACATCTTTTTGCATGTTAGCTACGGTTTTAGATACATTGCTGATATTACCAATTCTATCCTGTTGTGCATCAGCGGTTTGGGTAATACTTCCCGGAGTTCTTGAAGGGGGAGTATTATCATCTCGAATAGCCATACGTTAAACTCCTATGCCATATCTTTAAACATTTTCTTAATCTTTGGGTATGATGATCTCATTTCAGATAGAACGCATATGACTTCTGATATAGATGATAATTCTTGGAATACTCCTGTATATGTATTTTTCTTTCCGAATGCTTCTTGGTATGCTCTATCAAGAGGTCCATAAATATCTATATTTGTTCTATACATCCTTAGAAATGTTGGAAACTTAACTAACGAAAGTTTAATCGATACAATAATCCTTGTTAGTAGTTTGGTAAAATCTTCATCGCTCATCTCTGTATAAGGTTTTAATTCTTTTTCCATTAAATAATAATAAGTTGTTAATTGTTTATTTAGATTTTCATCTCTGGAATATTCAAACTTAGAAAGAAACTTTATAATGTTTGTAACATTTGGTTTCTTTTTTAATTTGAATACTCTTGTAAAGTATGAAATATAAAATCTATCTAATTCTTGTTTGAAGGTACTTAAGAATTTTCCTTTCAATCTATCTGCGTATAAATGTACACATTCATGCATTACAGTACTTGCCATTTCATCGTTTTTTGCAGTACCTATATAATTAACATTATTATCAATTAATATAAAAACTCTTTTTTGTTTCATATGATAAAATCCCAAAATATCTTTATCTTCTGGTCTTCCCCATATTTTATGTGTAAAAAAGCGAAACATATTTTTAGATAAATAACATGGAACTAAAAGTTTCTTCTTTGTAACTAATGTATCTATTTGATTGTATATACCACTCGTTATACTTGAAGCACCCATAGCTTTCATAAATGATTTTCGCAAACCATCTGACGAATAAAACTTTTGACCGTCAACTGTTGCTTCAACTTCAAGTCCGATTGGGACTGCAAATAGTTCCTCTATATATTTATCATCCATAATTTATTCCTTATTATATAAATCCATTATATCAACAAAACCTAGATTTTTATCCAAATTATTTTTAACAGATTTCATAATTGCGGCATTGCTTATTTCTGTTGGTCTATCGGTATTAAAACTTACAATATCTTTCATTACTTCAACTGTTCCTGAATATTCACCACCTTCTGTTTCAAGAAGTAATGGTGGATCATATTTTCTTACATAAAAACAACATGCAGATGCTAATGCTAAGTCGTCGTGACATCCAGTATCTGCTTCAACTCTACCACTCGTTTTTGAAACCAATCCTGTTAATTCAAGTGCAAGTCTTTGAGATCTAACAACTTCAGGATATTCTGTCATATATGAATATAAAGCATCAATCATCAATGGTCTTGTTTTTGCATTATTTGAAAGACCAGGAACGATAGTATTTGCTCCGCGTTTTTCTTTATAAACTCTACTTGAAAAATTTGTTTGCATCAGTTCTTCTATAACCTGGTTACCGTATGAGTTTGATTCAACTACTATTGGACCATTTCTATATTGTGTTGCAGCTATTTGAACAACTTTTAAGAAATCTAATACTTTACATTTACCTTGATATTCCCAAACTTGTTCAAGCGTTTGATAATCCCAAACAGTTACTGCCGATTTATCTTCCCCATGTTCAGGTGCAGTATCAACTCCTATCATATAATTCTTATTAGGCAATGCTTCTGAAAATTTCCAAATCTCTCCATTGAATACTTTTAATTTTTCAAGTGGTTCAACACATGCATCCTGTACTCTCTCAACAGTATCCGCTTCAAAGAATGAACCTTCAGCAGGCAAGAATTTTAATTCCAATTCCTGTGCGATTTTCTTTGGATCATTATTGAATAATTTACATTGTGTTTTATACCAATGTGGATCATCTGCTAACTCTGGAATCATTTTCCAGTGAATTACAAATGGTTTAAAAATATCATCGTTTGAAACTGCCCTCATGTATTGTTCGAAATACCACTGACCAATACCAATAGTTTTATTTGGTGTTGAAAGAACAATTGTTCCGAATGGGATTCCATTCTTTCGTGCTTGCATTTGGTTTGTTGATAAAGCTGGAACCATTGAAGTCCATGCTGCCTCAACATGACCGACAAATGCTGCCTCATCGATAACTAAAAATGTTAATGCTTTACCACGAAGCGTTTTATCGGGCGCATTTGGATTAACAGGAGATGCATAAACCTTACTACCATTTGTTAAAATAAATGAACGTTCAGTTCTTTTTGCAAGACCACGTCCTTATGAACCACCCAATGGTTTCATCCAATCAGGAAGTTTTTCAACCATACCACGAATAATTCTTGCAAAATCTGTAGCTTCAGCTCCATCTTTTGATATAACCCCTATAACAACGTTGTTAAAAAAGACTGTTAGCCATGCGGCATATGCCTGAACAATAGTTGAGATTCCAATTTGCCTACTCTTCAAAACCAAAACATATTTCATTCTCTCAATTGTATCAATCAATTCAGATTGTTTGTTATATGGTTTTAATAATACATCTTCGCCTGGTATTTCAATTTTAATATAATGCCCACAAAAATAATGAAAATCACCTTTACATCGTAAATACTCCGCAACATATTCGTCCGGAGTTCGTTTCACTTGTACCGCCATTCTGATCTCCTTTATTATTTGTTCTAATTATTGTTGAGCGATATTTGATCTACTCAAAAATAATCTACCATTTGCTTCCCATGTTGTTGCTTTTAAAAATATAACAGAACTACCTTTTAAAATATATGACCCAGAAAGTTTTAACCTTGAATCAGTATGACTTACAATCTTAACATGTTCTCCAACTGCCATTAAATTTAAAACTGGCAAACTTCCTGCTACATCTGCTATAATTGTTGCCATATCTAAAATATTCTGACTTAAATTTGAATGGATAAATGTTTGATCATCATCATACCCAGTATGATCTTTTTCAAAACCAATTCTTTTAAATGGAGATATTGCCGCACCATTATAATAAACTGTTGGATTATTTTTTTCAATTACTCCATATTTTTGTATTTCTCCAACTAAAGAAATATCATGTGTTTTTGATAATGCATCTCTCGGTTTAACGATATATTTTATAGTTGGAGCTTGAACAGAAAATACAGCATTGCCTTTATATGAACTAGCAACTGCGTCTCTTGTGTAAAATACACTTGCATCCTCTGATTCAAATATTTCTTTTTCGTTCTTATCGGTTGCTATAAGATAAAGAGTTATCATTTGTGCCATATTTGGTTTCTTATTTAAATTTTGAACTTTAATTTTATTGTCATGTGTAGCATGTACAGCCATAGGACCCTTAAAAAGACCATATGTTTTATCAAGATAATTTATAACATTATAAAAAGTAGTTGGTGGAATTAATAGTTGATCAATATTTAGACTACTTTTTCCCACTGTATCATACTCAAGTTCTGCTGAAGTAGCTTTAACTAAGTCTGTTATAATTTCATCTGGTTTTTTGTTAAAATATATTTTATTTACCATAGTGGACATTGATTGATATGCATTTATACATACAGTTTTAAACCTTGTAACTTTTCTTTCTACTTGATCTGTTTCCGATGCTTGTTGTACTGGAGAATATTCTGTAAGTGTATCAATATACATTAATTCAAATACAATATCATCGGCAAATCTATTTTTGTCAGTACCTATC